ACTGATTGTGCCGCAGATGGAACAATTGGATCATATAATGATATTGAAATTCCATTCCATTTAGTTTTACCTTTTACATAACGTTGTACGTTCATGTGATCTAATGTAATTTCTCCATTTTCTAGACTAGGTTTAGCAGATGAATGTATAAGATATGCAGGTATGCCTTCAATTTCCATGATGAATTGATGCGACTTCTTTGGCTCCCATGAATATGCGTTTTGCCAATAATTGTTATCAATACCATAATCAGCAAAATTAGTTCCTGGATTGGCGGTGTTTAAGTTATCTTTTAATGCCATATATATATTCCTTGTATTTTATTATAAATATAACGGACAGTAAAAAAGGCAGAACCGAAATCCTGCCTTTTGTGTTATTTTTTAATCCTATTCAGGAAATGATGCACCCGTAGGTTGAATATTAAAGTCTAAGACGATAAATTCTGCCGTTCTGGTTGGTTGTAAAAATATTTGACCATACATTAGATTTCTGTCTATTACGTCTGGTGTGTTATTTGTTTCATCCATTTGCACACGGAATGCTGATAAACCTTGTTGCGCTCTTACTTGTTCTAAATAAGGATTCACAATGCTTAAGAATCTGTTACGTGTTGCTGAAGTATTTTGTTCGAATACTAAGTATCTTGTTGATGATGCAATAAACTTCTTAACTTCGATAAGCAAACGACGCACATTGACACGGTCTAATGCACTCGGACGAGCTTGTAATGTCTTTTGACCCCAAACACAAATTCCTTCATTAGGGAAGTTTGCTATAGGGTTAACACGATTCTCATACAATGTATCTCGGTTAGCTTGACTTAGATTTTTATATGTGCCAATAGCAGTTGTTAATCCACCCCTAGTTAATCCGGCTGGTGCATACCATGGTGCAGTAACTGAATCGTTAAATGCTAATACGCCTGGCATCACTACTGATGGTGGTACGTAGATTGGTTTATTTTTTCCTGGATCTACAACTCTTACCCATGGGTAATATGTTGCTGCATAATTGCTATCGATATTTGTTACTTGTTGAACTACAGTATCGATGCTATCCGTTAATGCATTACTATCCATTATATAGAACGTGTCTTGTCTCTGCTCTACCAAGTTTCTAGCAGCACTAGTTACTAGCGGATGTAAGCTATCAATAACACCAGGTGTAATCAACATGTTCATATCATAAAAGTCAGTATTACTTAGCACACTAAATGCTTTGTTATATGCCTTAGTCCCAGCCGTAGTAGTTCCACTACAATCAAATCCAAATGTATTTGTCGATTTTATGTTGGTTCCTGATAATTTAGGTAAATTAGGACGAGCTCCATCAAAACCGCCTTGCATTGGCACCATGAACTTTCTAGTGTTAATAGAAATATCATCTGTAAATGTATTAGCGTTTAGTGATGCTTCTAACGACCCACTATATGCTGTTGCAGCAGTCGGGAAATTTGCAGCTGCGTCTTGACTCACATCACCTAAATAAAAATCAACGTTGCTACCAGTAGTTGAGTTAGCAGTTGGGATAGGAGATAAGTAGTTCAAGTTATTTAGATTGGTAAAATCAAATCCAAAATAGTTTCTACTATTAAATGTGGTTTGAACTTGTGATGTTTTTGTTGCAGCAGCTGATAAATTAAGTGATGAGCTATACATTGGAATTGGCGATGTTAATGCCGCATATCCAAATGGTATCAATGTTTCGCTATTTGTTTTTTCAGATACTCCTGGGTCTACTTCTACTCTAATGAATTTAGATAAATTAGGATAATCGCCATTTATAACAACATCGCCAGCATCAGTTACAGTACTATATCGATCTCCAATTACTCTAGAAATATATCTAGGAGAGTCTGGATCTAAATTTAAGTTTGTAAATGATTCAACTATATCCGGTGTACTATCAGTGTCCTGAGATGAATATGGTGTATTAAATATATTTGTAGTATTTACACGTCTTACTTCTACTGTAAATGTCCCGTATCCATTTGGATCTGAAACTTCACTAGCTGGTCTAATATCTCGTATTCCAATTTTTACTTCGGAACTAACTGAAGTACCATGTGATAATGTGTGAAACTTGAATAAGTTCTTTGCAGTAGCACCAATTTTTTGTGAAGTAATAAATGGTGTTGCTGCTGTCTGATAATCTTCTAAAAATGCATAATCTGCTCCGTCTACCTGTTCTAGTGAAATTGTCACATCAGCCATATCATTAAATAGACTAGACGCATTTTTATTTTCATATTGCACGTATACTGGATAGTCTACCGATTTAGGCGATCTTCCAAATGTTTTTGTTATATATGAATTATCTGTCGATACAATTGAAGCCGATACTGATGCTCCGTTTCCTGCAATAAATGCTGAGTAGCCTGGAATACTTGTGTCTGTAGTAAATGATCCAGATACCTTTATTTCAAATGATCCCGATTCGTCGTTATTAATTACAGAGTCTTCAAAATATGCTGCATTTACAACGTTACCAGCTCCTAGTACTGCTTGGGTTGGGTGAAGTACGTGTGTTACTACTTCAACAGCACCTGCACCAGATCCTGATTTTGCAATGACTCCAATAGCGCCATTTTCGATAGAGTAACCATCTTCATATAAAAGTCGTGTTACTGTTATTACGTTTCCATTTCTTAAGTAGTCATTAACTACAAATGGAATATATGAATCATCTGTATATGATCCGAATATTTGTTCAAATTCACCATATGATGTGATTTGAGTTGGTACGAGTGCAGGTCCTTTTACTGTTGTTCCTACAATCGCCGCACCAATTTGTGCTACTCCGCCGGCTAAAAACGATTGATCAACTTCATTCGTAAATACACCTGGCGAAATGATTCTTTCTGCCATTATTATTCTCCTATAATTTATTTATTATAAATATGGTAGTTTGTTCCCAAACCTATGATTCTGTGAATGTGCCGGCATTAATATCAATCGAGCCTTCTCCATATCGTTCCTTAAGATCTTTCATCAAGTCCTGTTCTTGTAAACGAATTGTTTCAAACTTTGTTAATTCTGCAGTATGCATCTTTTCAATTTCTTCAAGACGTAACGTTAGTGTAAATTTTTCAATTTCTAAGTTTCCTAATGTAGTTGTTAATTCATCGTAACTTTGGCCGATAGCTTTTATTTGCTCTAAATCTTGTTTATCCAGTTTTTTAGTTGACATATTTTATACCTTTTTTTTATATAATATATAATTAATATGTTATATCCAAAATAATTAAGATAAATTTAGCATATATGTTTCGGCATTTTTTGTTTCTTCGCTAATAGAAGATAATTTATCAATTGTAGATAAATCTACTAAATCGGGATGTATCCACCAGTCCTCAAAGGGCGAATTATCATCTGGTGATATATTACTAACGACTAACACGTATCCTTTAGATTTTAAATACTCTCTAGATTTATCTCTATATGAACCTGTTTGATCTACATAATGATCGTGTTCATATGTTATCACAGCAAATTTATGTTTATCAAAAGGTATTTTAGTTAGAATATCATATGTTACTGATGGTGGGTCACAATCTAATTGTAAATAATCTATATGAGTACCGAAACTGTTATTTTTAAGAAAATCTGAATAGTTTATCTGAGTTGCATCTCCTAAATATATAGGGTTAGAACGAATATTCTGGAATTTATTTACTTCGTGTTCTTGTATCTCAACAGATATTCCTTTCCAATTATACTGATCTTCAAGCAACATGGTATTGTTACCATATTTTGGGTCAGCTGCGCCAATTTCTAGATATGTGCCGTTTTGTTTTCCATTTAATGCTGCTAATACAAACATATCTTGATATGCTTGAGAATAATTGCTTTTAATTTGTTCAGACCCATTGAACTTAAATTTAAGACTTTCGTGATCTAAAATACTGTATTTGAGATGTGGGTGTGGATATTTATGTAATTGTTTTATATTTTGCCTAATTAGGTCAGAATATTTATCAGATAAAATATGTTGGTAATTGTGTGCTAAATCTAAAAACATGAGTCTAGCCGTATCGTGTTGCCCAACCCACCAGCTGGTAACAGCTAATTGAAAAGGTATTTTATATTCATCACTTACACCAATATCAGTTATAGTTGGTTTAAAATTTTGTTTGAAGGTTGAAGCTAAGTTAGCTGTAGTATGTGAATCAAACCACTCTGATCTTGACTCATGCAGTATGCTTAGCAATAGATATGCTTCTGGTCTTGTTGGACTGTAATTTATAGCGTTTTGAAATGCTGTTTTAGCACTAGAGTCACGTCCTTTTGTTAAATGAATACATTGTGCTACTTTAATTAAAGACTCGTATATTAGTTCGTTATTATCCCCATATTCAGATACCCGTAAAAAGAATGATAATGCGGATGCATAATGACCTTGAACAAAATAATATTGTCCTAAATTAAAGTTATGAATTGGATTCAAGGTATCCAATGTAAACTTGCGTAACAAATCAAATGTTTCGACTTTACATGTTTTATGTTTAGGTAGTTTTGTTTTGTTTATAATAGCATCAAAGACATTATTAGGTAATTGAACTATGTAAGCGGCATTGTCTTGAAATCCTAGTGAGATTAATAAACTATCGTCATGTTCTACCATTCCACAAACAAATTCAATACCGGCATCGAAAAACTTGAATTCATCTGTGATATTTACTATATTCCAATCTTTATCCCATACTATGAATCGGTGATAGTATTGAGAATCTTTTTGATTTTGTTCATTGTACCATAAATCTACTTCATGTGTTATAGCTATATAATATTCTTTATATTTTATAACGTGTGAACTACCTCTTAAATCTCTCGACGGTGTTACGGTTTGTGGTACTAGGTGTACTATCTCTGAGGATAATGTTTCTGTATCGACTTTAACTATCTCAGTTGGATTGCTCCACTTCACAAAATGGAAAGGCATATCATTTATGGGCATCCAATTCTTTTCGCAATATGTAGGTTCTCCAGGTGGCTCGATTCGATATCGATTGATTTCTTTGCCATCTTTAATTTCAGACAATTCCATTCTACCTTGCCCATTAATTGTAGTATCTCGCCTAACGCCACATATATACTCTTTACCGCCCCATTTAACTAATCTGCCATCTTCTAAACCGATGAACTCCCATAGTGGTTCTTTGTCAAGCTCAGACGTATCTACTTGGTTAAATGATTTTAAATTTAATGTTTTGGAGTCTATATCACATATATAATTCACAGTCCTGAGCTTGATATCATCTTCTCGATTTAAATAAGCTAACGGCCCCCAATGTAGTGGAAATTTGCATTGTTCGCTATGATATAAATTATATTTAACGTGTCTTAAATTTAGTTTGAGTTCGCCATCAATTTTATTAATTGCTGGATTACATAGTCCAGTTCCATCTGTTAATGATGCTGGAATAGTAATTGGAGTAACGCTGCCTCCACCCTCGATTGCTATTTTTGCTAAATTTCGTGTCATATAACTATATTATATATAATGTATATATTATAACCAAATTATACTACAAACTAACTTAACAAATCTGTTTTTATTATTACATCATCTATTTCAGGAATATAAAAATGCAACAAACTCATTTCATCTAGATTCCAAAAATCATTAGCATTAGCATAATTTATAAAATCGTTTTGAGAAGAAAATGTCTGTAAGGGAGTTTCTATAGATGTTGTTGTTTGAATTAATATTTCTGTTTTATCATGTTTTTGGGAAATTACTTCTATAATAGATGAATCTAAATCCCAAAAATCTAGCATATTAATTCGATACCAATATTTTATGTTATTACTCATTATGTGTTATTTAACTGTTTATTACTTCGGAGCTACCAGATACAAATATCGAAGATCCATCTAATTCCATTTTACCTAAATTACTATTTGTTGAAGGGTCTGGCCATATGGGGTATGAAAATGTTTCGCCTTCAGATATACTTGTACTATCACCATCAAAATTCCAATATGCTGTTAAATCTGTTGGTTGGTTTGTTACTGATATTGTGTCTCCATTACCAGAGTTATATAATGAGGTTATTTCCGAGCTAGTTAAAACTTTATCCCATATGCTGAATTCATCTATATAGGTACCCGTGCCATTTCCTCCATTTCTTCCAGAGACTGCATCAAATGTACCAGCATTAGTAAAAGCATATCCTAACAAGTTAATACCACGAGCTGATGTGGTATTCATTGAAAGTGTACCATTTGATTGACCATTAGAATAATACGAATTACCTATATCTACCCCATTCCAATATAATCTCATGTTAGTACTTGAAGTAGAACCATTATATGTTAGTGTAAGCATGGAAAATCCATTACTATTGACATTTCCTCTATTAGTATCAGACCAATATGTAGAACCTAAACCAGTAGAGGGATAACTATGCAAAGACCAAAAATTTTGTGAATAGTAATTGGAGTTGTTATAGTTTAGAAATTGAACATACAACCTATTTAACCTTTCATCGTAGAATAATCTAAAGGTGTTGTTATAAGCTGAGTCAGTTCTTCCGGGTGTGGTACTATTAGCGCCAAATGTAAATAAACCTATATTTCTACCTTCACCATCTAATGAGCTATTCCATCCCACTTTAACCCAAAAATTAATAGTAAATGTTGACGAATCTGTTAATCGAATATCCGATGTAGGTTCTTGTGTAGTGGGCATTATTATTCTATTAGAATAATCCAAACCGTCTCTATTACCAGGTCTAAATACTGCTTGTTTAGTAGCTTGGTTGCCAGGATCTACGAATAAATCTTTTGCCGTGAGCCTGGAGATTGAGCTTTTAAGTTTAGGTCCAATTCTAGTTATGTTAGAATATAAAGCTCCTGATATTTTTGTAATACTTGCCATATGTTATAATTCTATCCACATTCCGTCTGGTTTAAATGCAACGAGTACACCAGTTGCAGTTGAATCTGCGCCTAAATAATGTCCTACAACTCTAACTACATCCCCACCTCCAGATGGAGCGGTGTTTGTCATTTTTCCAGCAGATGTGTCAACATACAATGGTTCTCCGATATTTGAAAATGTAATATAGTCTTGTTTAATTCCAATAACTCCATCAATTAAAATATCTGTTGGGCGATCTGCTGACGCTGCATCTTTAAGAGCAATTCCAAGTAAACTAGTAGAAGTAGCTGTTTGATCCGCATCTGCTAAATGCCACTTCCCATCTGATCTCAAATAAACTAAAACGCCGTTTTCTAATGCTTGACCTGATGTTTGGGATGTAAGAATTTGACCTGATACTGTGTCAACTGCGAATGAAGATGGGGTAATTGCGGATGAACCACCATTTGCTAAGGTGTGGTCGGAGTATGGTAAGGCATCTTCTCCAGCTAAAAATTTTTCCCGAACATGGGCATCGGTTGAAATAGATACATCTCCGGCAACTTGTAATTTAGCACTTGGAGATGTTTCTCCTATACCTACGTTACCAGATGTATCTATGGTAAATCTAGGGTTAGTACCTACTGTACCGCTATCTGCAATTTTAAACTTACCCGAATCACTATAATCTACACCTAATGTCCAATCTTTTTGACCTAAAACAGTTAATTTTAGTTCAGCATCTGCGTTTGTAGTGTCTACTCTTACTGCTGTATCTACACCAGTACTTCCATTTACATGGAGTTTTTCTGTTATAGTTGAGGTACCTATACCTACCCTACCTGAAGAATCAATACGCATTGCTTCATCTGTATCTGTTATAAATAACATATCAGTATCACCATAGCTTGTACCCCGTATCGCTCTAATTTTTGTTGCAGGAGATGCTGAATCTGTGTCTGTTATAGAAAACATTAAATCAGCATAATCACCATTTGAAGTACTATCTCTCTGAATAGTAATCCCATCTCCATTGGTATCTGTTTTAATGTGTAGGTTATTATTTGGTGATGTTGTTCCTATACCTACATTACCTGATGAGTCAATACGCATTTTCTCAGATCCTGCCGTATAAAAGGCCCAAGCCCCAG